ATCACAATATTCAGTAGCAATTGCAAATAAAATATTTGCGAAATCTTTAGTTGGTATTTGTGCTTTATATTCAGCTACCTGTTTAGCAGCTTCTACATCTAAAATATGAAAAGTAGAGTAGTCAGTTCCGTCACCTCTAGCAACGTCGGCTACTACCATATATGATTTAGTGTAATCTGGTGTTTCCCATATCCATAAAGATCCGTCTACTCCTCTTCTTTCCATTGGATCTGAAGTGAATGAATCTTCATAAAAATTAAGCATGTCAGGTTCAATAACAGTATCCCCTGATGTACTAAAATCACAATCACATTCTTGTGCTGCGTGTCTTATTCCTAAGATTTCATCTTGAGCATCTCTCCATACTTGGTCTCGTTCCGGGTGAACAGTCCATGGTAAAGATAGTGGGACAAATTTATTTTCTCTAGATTGTGCTTTAGTAAATGACTTATGGAACCAGTTACCTGTACCATAAGGTGTAGATAGGGCTAAACATTGACCCCCAGTAGCTAAGGTTTGTTGTGCAGAAGCAAAAATCTCATCAATACCTTCAATAAAAGCTGCCTCATCAATAATAAGGAATGAAACGGCTTCTGATCGACCTGCATCCGCTGTTGCTCCTACTGCTTTGATTTGTGATCCGTTAGCTAAACGTAGTGATAATTTGTTATGTTCCGCCGTTTTAATCTGCATCCATTTTGGAAGCGCGTCATACGCGAACCTAACCTTGGTAACCATGTTTTTCGCTGTTTCTTGTTTAGTAGCGATACATAGAACATTTTTATCTTTCTGAAATAACATTAACCATAAAGAATAAGCTGAGGCTAATGTTGAGATACCTAACTGTCTAGATTTATTAATAATAGTATATTCGTTCTTTTGAAGTTGTATTAACACTTTCTCTTGGAACGGATAAAGATTAAACTGGATCCTACCCTTTTGAGGGTGTTGGATCCAGTAATATTTTTTCATCCAGTAAACTGGATCTTGAGCACATCTAAGCCACTCTTGTTTGATAATCTCCTTTAACGGGAGTTGAGCATTTTCAGACATAACTTATTTTTTAGTTTTTATTATAGGTCTTCTCCACCCATTAAGTCAGCAGCAGACATTTGTCTTGGAGCTGTTTTTTTCTCTAATGCTTTTTTCTCAGCAGTTAAATCTTTTAATTGAGCTACAATACCTGCTTCTTCTGGGGTACCTTTAGCTGCTTGGTATGATTTTGCTAATGATTTCATTTCTTTAGTTACTTGAGCTAATTTTTCAACTGTAGTACCTAATCTTTTGTTACCTTTAGCAGCTTTTAAAGCTTGTTTTTCCATATCCATTTCTTCTTCATCAGCACCTGCTCCCATGAATACATCAGCTGGGGCTAAATCTTTTAATTTAGTTGAATTAGATTTTGGTTTTGGATTAGTTATTTTTAATTTTGGAGAAGCATCTACTTTATTTGGATTAGCAGGTCTACCTGTTCTAACAGCTGAAGGTGATGAACCTGCTTGTACAAATGCTGCTAAGTCTTTTTCTAATACGTCTCTTGATTTTGGATTATTGAATGTAGCCATATCTTTACCTGTTGATTTAGCTAATTCTTTATAATCAATTTCACCTGTTTTTTCTAAAGTATCTAAGGTGTTATATAATGTAGTACCTGGTTTGTATTTTTCTTTTGCTGCTGCGATAGCGGCTTTTGCTTCTGGTGAATCATCTGCTACTTTATAGAATGAAGCCATTTCTTCTAATGTGCCTTCATCTAAAGCGTCTTCTTCAGCTACTCCGTCAGATCCAACTTCATCAGCTCTAGTCATTTTAACTTCACTTATAGTGTCAGGGAAAATAGTATTAAAATCAGGTTCAGAAATAGTAGTAGTTAAACTATCATCACCATATAATACTTCAGTATCAGTTCCAAATTGAGATGCTATTTGTTGAATAGCTTTTACAGCTCCTGCTCCTTCACCATCTAAAGTAGCCATTCCAGCTTTATTAACTCTAGCACCAATAGTATCACGATTTCCTCCTTGGATTTGGAAGACATAACCTCCAGGTCCTTTTAATACTTTCCAAGATGAAAGATATGATAGGTCTTCGTTTATAGTATTTTCTGATAAGAAACCGTCAATAAAGTTATCTACTTCTTGAGAGGTTTCTAAAGATTTGTATAAATCCCACATATTAGCTCCTTCATCCTCAATATTAGCCTCTATTTCTTTGGCTTTATCAGCACCATATTTTTGTGCTATATAAGTTGGAGCATAAAAACGGTCAAGGTTTTCAGATAATAATTGGTTTCTAAATTTTAATAAATCAAATGAATTCATTTTATATAAGTTTAATTAGGTTTTAATATAAATATTAAAGAGAAATTACTTCTAATATTTGTTTAATTCTTTCCTCTGTTGTACCTGATATCATATTGAATCTTTTAATTCTATGGTTGTATAATTGGCAAAATCCTTTAATAGTAGTATCAATTTTATCTCTATACTCAGCATTAGTTTCACGCACACCATTATTTTCTATCTCTACTCCATCAGGAGACACATAAAAAACATAATCATATTCATTAATAAAATTACGAGAATATTCTTCAAATGAGATTTTATCAGTTGGATGTATAGATTCAGCACATTGAGTAAATGCCATCACATCTATAATTGTTCTATCTGTAATTAAATTTTCATGCATTAATTCAGACACACGTTCAGCTAAAAATATAGTTTGACCTTTTAATGTTGAATCTGTATTTAAAGGAATACCTAAATCTCTTAAATACTTACTACGTTCAGTAGCGAAATGATAATCTTTAAATTGTGGTAATTCAGCTAAAGCATTAACTAATGTAGTTTTACCTACACTTACTGTACCTACTAATCCTATTTTCATAACTTTAATTTTTTTAATACGTTAATATAATAAGGCTCCCTACGGGAGCCAAATTTAATTTAATATGTTTTTAGTTTTTAGTTTTCTGAACTGAATATTTTTGCTGCAATGACCCCTAGTACAGCTCCTGCTATCGCTCCTCCTAGTGTTGCCGCCATGTGGCTAGGGTTAGAAGCCCCTAAGATAATTTCTTGAGCAGAATACACTACATCATTTAAACCCGCAAGATAATTTGCTAGAGCGCCTCCTCCTATAAGACCTACCCAAAATCCTCCTCCGACATTTTCTTCTTCTAGATTTTCAGATTTTTGTGCCATTGTTAAAGCTAACTTACTTATCATACTACTATCTATATTTTCTGATAGTTTGTTTGGATCTACTCCTGATTTGGTTAGTACCGCTTTTAGTTGTTCTAATGCTTTTGGATCTTGCTTTATTTTAGCTGCGATGTTATTTATAGTAGAGTTATTTTCTATCTTACTCACTACTTTTGTAGCGGCTGTAGTTGCTTGTTGTGGTGTCATTTCTCCAACTTCTTCTTTAAGTAGGTTTGAATTGGTAGTTAATTCATTCTCTATTAAGAATTTTTTTAAATCAAATGTATTTTCCATTTTTTTAATTTTTTAATTTTTTAATTTAATAATAAATATTTAAAATCTTGATTTAACTTGTGGGTTCTTATCTGGTGGAACCCCGTTTCTATCTCTTCGAGCCTCTACCCATTCATCTTTTGTGTACTGAAAACCATATAAGTAGTATTCAGGTTTTTGTTTTGCTTCTTTGGCCGGTTTAAGGGCAGGACCATCCCAGTTGTGTAACTTACCGTCAAAGTAGGTAATTGTAGTACCTTCGGGTGTAGTTAGGGTTCTTGTCTTATAATCTTGATTGGACATAACATTATTTAATTTGGTTAAAATATTTTAAAAAGTCGGTAATAACTATTTGACTTTTTGGCTCTGACGCAGTAAATACTTCTTCAATTAATTGTTTAGTCGGTTTTTTAGATTCAGTTAATAGATTTTTAATTGGAGACAAAGCAGCTTCTGCTAATACCAATTCGTCTGGTGTACCGTAATCCTCAATATCATTAAGGTATAACGTTAAAACTTCTTGTAATTTATTTTGAGAAATATTCATATACTAATTTTTTAATATGTTTAGCTACTTCATGTAACTTTTTAATCTGACTGTTTAACCATTGTAATCTTTCTCCCATACGTCTACCTTCCATTGGTTTTTCAATATTACCTTCAGGAATATATTTTAATAGAGGTTTCATATACTCACTACCAGTTAAAAATATAAAATTATCTTTTTCAATATTAATACCTGATGCTTTCATTTGAGAAATTACCTTTTCACCCCAAGCATCTTTTTCATCTTTAGGCATTTCCTTTAAGGTTTTATCGTACGGAGCTAGTACCTTGTTTAGAGGTACTAGAAAATGTTTAGCTGATAAGATATACATTTTATCCGGTTTTAAAGACTTACCATACTCTAATGTCTTTTTAAACATAGGAGATGCTGAGTATAAATCTTGTGCTTGTGATGGTTTATCTAATTTAGATTTTGTGCAGCTTAAAATTACAATTGAAGACATTTATGGTTTTAATTATAAATATTAAAACTCTAACCATTTAACAAGTTCTTTTTCCTCATTTATTGGGCTCCAAGTATAATGTGCTAATTTTTGTTTAAAATGACCACTTTCAGATTTGTATTCATCATATTTAGGTTGTATTTTTTTAACAATTCCAAAATATTTTTTCCAATCAATTTTTTGTAAATCTTGAAAATGTTTAAATTGTTTACCTACTCTAGAATCATAAGCATACTTTGATTTATGAGACAAAATATATGAAGGATGAGATAATCTTAATTCATAACCTTTATAATCAATAACAACTAATTCTCTATTAGGTAAATAAACTGAATTAAAGAAATCAATAATGTATTCCTTGTCCCAATGTTCTACCCCATCAGGTTGAGCGTTAGGATCGGGTTTATATAATTGAATAATATCTTTAGTTAAGAAATGTTGTACAGATTTTGGTGTTTGTCTTTGTTCCATTAAATCATCATCATGAGGAATCATTTCAACATTATAATCATTTCTTCTCATAACAAAACTTAACTCATAAAAATCTTTAATTACTGATAATTCATGTTCAGTTAAGGCTTCTCTTAAACTAAAATCAATGTCAGGTTTACGATTTTCAAAATCATAATCCATTATATCTAATATATGTAAAGCTAAACTTCCTCCTAATACTAGTTTATCAGACATAGTCATTAGAGGTAAAATTATACTTTCGTATTTTTCTGGTAAGTGATTTACTTTTAAATCCATAACTAATTAATTTTTATTTTTGTTCCTGGTAAATCTTCATTTATGCTTGATCTTGAACTATGGACCCACAATATTGGTTTTCTTACTTGTGTTTTAGGAGCACTACATTCACCATCAGTTAAATAAATTAAATTATTAAACTCATTTCTATGTTCAAATAGATATTCAAATACAGGTTCAAAACTAGTACCACCTCTACCTTTAACTGATATGTCTTCTAATTTACCATTATATTCATATACTCTTTGAATAATAGTATCACATTCTATAACAGTTACTTCAGTACCTGTCTTATGCATGTGGTAGATTTCATTGAAAAATTCTAATACTTCAGCATCTGAAACTGAACCTGATGTATCAATAGCGACTAATGTACGTTTATTTTGTTTTATTTTTAAAGCAGGATTACCATAAAAACGTTTATTAGGTTTACGTCTTGTTTTTTTAGTAAATACTTTAGGTGATACAGATGCAAATCTTCTTAAGTAAGATTTCCAATCTAATACTGGTTCTTTAATTTCAAATAAACCATTAATATAGCTTTCTAATTCAGATGGAACTAAACCTCTACCTTTCTTCTGCATTTCAGAGGCAATCTCTTTTAATTGATGGTCAACTTGTTTTTGAATTAATTTACGTTCAGCCTCACTCATACCCTCCATTGCTTCCCATAAATCATGCCAATCCATTTCAATACCATTTACAAATTGAGCAATATCTCCATCAGGATTGTCATCCATTTCTTTCTGAATAGCATCATAATAGTATTTAGTACCTTGTTTAGGTAATAATTTAAGATCTTTAAACATGCCCTGATCATATTCTAAACCATCCCAACTATCACCTTTATATTCTTCTTCAATAAATTGATTAATTTCTAAGTCAGCAGCAATATTTGATAACTTTTTGTTTTCAAATCTTTCAAAATTTTCTAAATGGAAGAATACAATGTGAAGTAACTCATGTTTTAATACCGCTAATTTAGTTTTCTCATCTAAACCTAACCAAAATTCAGGATTAATACAAAGTTTAATATTAATTTTATCAGGAGTGACACACGCAGTTTGAATGTCAGTTCTTAACTCCTTATTTAGAGCTATTAAAAATAAACCATAAAATGGTTCTTTTAACATAAGCAATTTGGATTGCTTTGCTACTTCTTGATATACATCTGTCATAACCTTTTTTATTTAATATATGAAATTAACCCTTAAGAGCCAAACTTTCTAATTTAATTTCTAAATATTGATGAGGATTAAATTCTTTTAAATACTGATTTATATTTTGTTGAATAAATTCATTAATAATCTCTAAATTTTTAGGATTGTCTTTATGTAATTTATATAGATTAGCACTAAAAGATCTCCAATCTGCGTCTAAGTTAATATCTTTGGATTTAAAATATTTTAATGTACTTTTAAAACTATTATTTTTAGTTATACTTAATCCAGTACCCCAAGAGAATTTACTTCTATGTTTATTTAAAAATAAAGCAATAGTTAATGAATTTTTTTCAATATTAACATTTGAAAGCATTTCTAAAGCTAAATTAATATTATCTTGTGATTTACTTTCAAACATACCATCTAAAGTAGTTAAATACTCTTCATCTAATTCAAAACCATCTTCATTAAGTGGGTCCATTATATTTTCATCAAATATAATTTTAACATTAGGGTTTTTTAAAATATACTCTAAGTAATTATGAACTTCTACAAGATTTTTTTCTCTGTATAAACTTTTATAAAAAAGATCTTCTGATTTTTTACCTTGTAAAAAGTTTACAAGTTTAGGTGTTATTTTATTTTTGGTATCTTCTCTAATTATTATAGTAAAAGGTTCATCATATATTATGTTCCCACTATAATAAGATTTAGAGTAATTTTCTATATATTCTTTATCATGTTCTGAATCAAATCTGTAAACTTTACATGGTTTTAATCTATACCATGATGAAGCTGATTCAAACATTTTATTAAATTCTACTAAATGTTCTTTATTTAGAATAATAGTATCAGATTGATCTAATCTTGAGGTCTTACTCACTTTATTTTCTTTAAAGTAGTCTTTTATCTTATGTCTTGGTAAAGAAGATAACTTACCTAAATAAATCTTTCCAGTTAAGGTAGTATTAACTTTCTGGTTTAATAAAGAATTAATTAAATTTTCATATTCTTTACTTTCCTTTTCAGTAAAATAAATATCTCCTTCCTTACTATGGCTGTAATTATGATATAAAAAAGCATTTTGATGTTCTGTTTTATCGTAACTACTAGGAATGTATGGTTCAAAAATTGATGATTTTATTATACTCATATTATTTCATTATATATTGAACTAAATCTTTATTCATCATCATGGTTTTAAATTTACTTGGATTGTTATTGTAAATTGATCTAACCATGTTGTAGCAAATATCATTTGCAAATATTTTTTCATTTACAATTTTAGAAATTCTATCTACTACTGTTTTTTCTACTGGATTTTCTTTTGCAAACAAATCTAAATAGTTAACAATTCTAGTTGATAAAGTTGATGCTAAGTCAGCTCTGTAACTATCATCTTTACCTACAATTGATTTTAATGTATTTAAAACATACTTCTCATCTTGTTCTATTACATGTTGAGGTGAAATCATTTTATCTAGTTTATTATTAATAAACATAGTAAACATAGAACTAAATTCTGGTCCAACTGAACCTTCACCTACCATCTGAATTAATGGTAATGAATCATCAAAACTCTTAATTGAAGAAATTGAATTAAAGAACATTGAGACACTTCTACTGTTAACATCTTTAGTTACTAGTTCAGGATGTAGTAATAAGAAGTTAATACATCTACCATCAATTTGACTTTCTTCAGCCCATTTAGCCCAACATTCTGTATCAAATTTTAATTGTACAGTAATAAATCGTGCTTTCTGAGCGTTATCGATACTTGAAACTAAATAATCTCCATTATCAGGATTGGCGGTTAAGATAATATGCCAATCTTTAGGTAAAGACCAACTAATATATTGTTGTCTGTCAATTAGCTCCATTACAGCTTGTATGAACCTCATATCAGCTCTATTCCAGTCATCTAATAATAAGATACCACCTTTTTCTTTACCACTAATCCATTCAGGTGGACAGTAACCCATTCTATTTAAACCAGTTGTATAATAACCTTGTTTGAATTTTTCATCTAATACATTTTCATCAACCCAAATTTTCTCACTTTCTTCATTTCTTTGGATTTCAAACTGACGAATTGGAAAACCTACTAAATCACCAATTTCTTCAATTTGTGATAAATTCAATTTAACAAAATTAAAATCTAATTCTTTTGCTAACTGAACAATAGCTGATGTTTTACCAATACCTGATTCACCAATTACTTCAATGGCTACAGGTGTTTTACTTTGTTCCTGTAAGAATCTGTTGTTTTCAATAATGTGATTTAGGAATTGTTTTAATTCCTTAGCATTTAATGCTACTAAATTTGCGTTTTTAGACATAACTTTTATTTTTAATTTAATGGTATAATATATTAATCTTCATCTGGGATGCCAAACCATTCGTCTCGAAATGCTAGGTGAGCATTTTGGACTAATTTCCAATTTGGTTGTTTTCTTAATTCTAGGTAATAATGGTTAAGGGGAGAATGGGGTTTAGTTATAACAGAAGTTAAACATATATCCTCAATGTAATGGCAAGTATTTAAATCATCTGTATCAGCATTTACTATAATTTCTTCTGCTAGATGTAAATCACTTTCATCTTTAGAAAAAACCATATCAAGTAACTGTTGATACATTTCTTCAGTTATAACATGAAGTTTTTGATATTCCATAACCTTTTTATTTAGTATAATATATGAAAACAAAAAAGGGAGGCCAAGCCTCCCATTTCAAAAGTTTTTAATACTTTTTATTATTTCAATAAATCTTCCGCAACATAAATTCCATGTGCACCACTTACTGTTATACCTCTAGCAGATAATGCATCACCTACAAAGTGAACATTTGGAAATTTAGTTAATGCTAAGTTAGTATAATCAACAAGTGGCTCAGGAGATAGATATTTTACTTCAGGTATGTACATACCCCAATCGTCTTTTAATGTTGGGAATACTTTTTTCATATCATTGATAAATTCATCAATGTAGTTAAAGTAACCTTCAAATGTATTTCTTACATCAACCATATCAGCTTCTGTTATTTGAGTAGCTTCTACAAATCCTCCTTCTGAAGTAAATGATACTTTACGAGATGGAGAGTAATATAAAC